ATAACCCATACACCTACTCATAGCAGCAGATTTAGCCATGTTCAACTCCTTTTTTTAGTTTTTCTACGTCTATGTTGATAGGATATCTTCTTTTTACCAGTTTTTTCACGTTTAAACCTCTCTTTCTCACTTTTCGTCATCTCTCCTACAGTCTTAGGTGTCTTACTTGATACACGTTTACTAGGCCGACAGGCAGGATAACCACGTTTTTCACCTTTAGAGCGACCACAAGGTTTACCCGTCTTAACATCAACCCAGTTCTCCTCAAACCAACGTGTCAAACCACCTTTAGCTCTTGGATTAGGACTACTTTTTCTTCTTTGTGGCACTTTTCTTTCTCTCCACTCTGTAAGTTCCACCACGCTTTTTATATTCTCGGACTAGCCAAGCATTAGCGTAGGCAGAAGGATAAACGTCAAACTTACGTTTGGCTTCAGCTTTTACTCTAGCGTAAAGTGCTTTATTTACAGGTACATTCACTTCTCTTTTTACCTCCCTTCTTCTTCTTTTTCTTTTTTTTCATTCCAGTGTGATAAGGCATAAACAAAAGAGTAACTTAATATATTCTAAACGCAGTCTGCCCTAATGTCTCTGGTTTCGCCAAGTTAAATTGTTGCAGACAAAGATAACCAAAAGCATCAAACGCATGGTCTACTCCTAAGTTTTTATTAGGTAATCCAGTGTTAGGTGCATAGGTTAACGTCCTCAATGCCTTTATCAATTCTTTACAACGAGGATGTATTAATGTCCTTCTATCGCCATTGGCATCAAATAAAGCAGTATTGACAGCAGTAATCTTATCTCTGATCTTCCAGGGGCTTCTAGGACTCATAACAGTAAAACCAGACCTTCTAAGTATCGTATGATCCGTTACACCAACTCCACTGGTCTTTCTTGCACTTCCCGTAGGGTCTGGACAGGCAATAATTCTACGATCAACTCCATATCTTCTCGTGACCTCCTCTGCAAAATCCCATGTGGTAGCTCCACCCGTCAACATAATCTCATCAAAAACATACAAAGTATCGTTATGCTTCACAGCACATATTCCGGCCATAGGGTCAACGTTAAAATCCAACCCAATTAACAAGGGAAGCATGTGTAAATCTGCCACTTCCTTATCAATATTTTCATCAGCAAAACTAACAGCAACTAATCCAGTAAGATTTTCAAAACTAGCTTCAAACTCCTGTCTGAACGTCCTCGCATCTAATTGCGACCTCGCAGCTTCAACTTCTTCTTTAACAACATTACCCCCCTCTATCGTAGTAAAACTCCACCTTTGCCAATCATCCCATTCCTTCTCTCCGCAATAACACCACATATCATAAAACCAACTAGCAGTTCCATCAGGTGTACTAATAAACAGTGCCCATCCTTGTTTGTCTGCTAATGCAGGTCTAATAACTTCAGCCCAAACGTCCCTGTCCATAAATGCTGCCTCGTCCAATACAACACCAGCAAGACTTCTACCTCTTAATGCCATAGCATTTTCAGTACCCTTCAACTCAATAGTCGAACCATTTATTAATTCCAATCTTAAATCAGTTTCATTCTTGCTTTGAATCCATACTTTAGGTGTTAATCTCTTCAATTCCTTCCATGCAATATCCTTTGCCATCCTATAAGTAGGAGCACAATAGAAATACACCTCTCCTGGACGATTTATAGCTCCTCTCAACAGTTCAATACAAGAAAGATAGCTTTTACCAAATCTTCTTCCAGCCACCAGTACTCTAAATCTCTTATCTGAATTAAAAACCTCACCTTGAGCATACCTCAAACTTATTTCACTCTTCTTTTTTTCACTGACAGCCATGAAATTAACAAAAAATACAACTCATACCCCTCATTTATAGCCTATTTACTCACTTTTAAGTTATCATTCAACTAAATACTACTAAGATCAAGTCTGTGGCTTCCTCTACTTTTCCTGAAAACATATTAAATAATCCTCTCGCTAATCCTGCTAAAAAAAGAACTCGCTCCACAGTCTCAGATGTCCTAAAACGCTCTCAACGTCTATACGCTCGTCAACTTGAAGGTAAAACTACTCGCCAATTGGTAATAGAACACGCTTCCATTGAAAATATCTCCGAAACTACCGCCTGGCATGATTGGGATAGAGTTAAAGTTTGGAATAACGAAGATTGGGAAAAAGATAGAGAAGCTCTTCTTCCTCGCTTACAAGCTATGAGAATACGTCTATTTAATAAAGCAGTTAAAAAAGGTCAGCTCCAAACCGCAGCTCAAATTCTCGATAGCCTAGGAAAAGTAATTGGCGAATCCATAGAAACAGTTAATATCCAAGCTCCAGAACTTTCTATAAAAGTTGAACCAAAAAATTAATCAGAATATATTTAAGTTGCCCGCCTACCGCCTAGTAAAAATTTTTTTTGTACCTACACCCCCTGCAAGTCTAAAAAATAGACCTACATGAACTAATAGACCTAAGAAGTGAAAAGAAGTCTACATAGAGGACTGGAGGACAGTCTGAGAACATAGAAATCTAAAGAAGTCCATAGAAGTTAAAACAAATAACACTAAGTAAAAAATTTGGACTCACAATATTAAAAAATAATTTATTTGTACTTTCTGCTGCTTTTGTTTACTAGTAGGTGCTATAATAAATTATAGTTAAGTATTTCTAATTATTGTTTCTGGTTCTTTCGTTTTTACATCTGGACTAACAGCAATAAAAATTTTAGAGACACTTAACTTAATCTAAACAAAAATTATTCACTTTCATACCAGAAAAATGACATCAACAAATTTATTTCCGACTAGCGATTTACAGACGCTAGAAACAAAAGATCTCAAAGTTAACTTTGCTTTTGGTTCATATAGTTCTTTTTTAGATATCAGTAGTGAGTCTAAAGTTATGCATATTAATTTATGCAATAAGCAAATTAAAAAAGATATTCTTTCTAGCTTTCAAATGTTATCTAGTAATTACTCAGCAGATAAAGATTATCTAGTAGAAGTTTTTAAGATCATTGTTGATAAGATCGAACAATCAAAAGATGACAAACTTAAGGATGAGCTAGCCGCTTACTTAGTTAATAACTTAAACACTAGTGAAAACTTCACACCAGAGGTTAAGTAATGAAATCTACTAAGCAATTACAAATCAAATGCACTTTACCTAGAGAATTACACTCTAGGTTGGTTAGCAAATGTATAGATTATTTAGGAGAGGAAAACTTATCACAATATCTCAGGATATTAATTAGAAAAGATTTAGAACAATGAAAACTTATTTTTACTATTTACTATTTTCGATTGTTGTATTTTCTGGGGTGAGTTTATCACTCCAGACTTCAACTAGATCAGATTGTGAAGCTATGGGAAGTGATTCTCTAGCGTGTAAACAACTTGAAAAGAAAACCTTAATTAACAAATTACTAAATTAAAACAATGCTTAATGTATTACTTATTGCTAACGAGTGCGGTCATACTGGAATGATTGCCGCAACAATTGACAAAAAGAAATTAATTAACTTCGTAGAGGACAAAGGTTACGAAGCCGTAGAGTTTCAAAATGAAGATTATGATAGTTCAGATACTGTCGAATCATTAAGGAAAGAGTGCGGATACTTCACACTGAAGACGCTACCAGATGCAGAAGACACCTATTAAAAAATATTGTATAATAAGTACCTAAGTATTTTTGCTTAGGTATTTTTTTGTATAAAATTATACATGTATAAAATTATACAAGAAAAATTTTTAAGAAAATTTTTTGAAATTAATTTTTTAAATAAAAATATTAATCAGTAATGAATGTCAATCATGAATGGTCAATGAATGTAAAATAATAACATTACTTTAACGTCATTATCATGTATAATTTAAATTAAGTTCTATACCAAATTATGACTCAAACATTAATTAAAGAAGTCAGAGAAACAGCTATTGACTTTTTGAAAGAAAATTCTGAACATTCAAATATTTATGGTTGTGATTTACATCATGAAATTTTTAACACAGATTATTTTTGCGTTTATACTTCAGAATGTGAAAAGTATTTAGAAGAATACGGAGTATTTAAAGCAATAGAAAAGGTTAAAGAGTATGAAGAGTTTAACTTTGGAGAAGTTACAACAGATTTAAGCGACCCTTTTAAATTGCTTAATATGTTGGTTTATGTTCTAGGTGCAGAATATCTTAGTAACTCAGACACTTTAAACAATGAGTTATGGGATATATATATTCCTGAAGAAAAATTTCAAGTAATTATTGAAGAATTAAAAGGAGAATAAAAAAAGGATTATTAATTATGTATTTTGATAGATTCGATATATGTGAAGCATATTACTGTTATGCTTCAGATTATCATGAAGGCCAGTATAGTAAAATTTATGAAATCTTTGGCCGTTTATATGATTTAAAATTTAAACCAAGAATGGATTTATGTTTTGAATCATTAAATGAAAATTCACAATATATATATCAAAACTTAGTTAATAAAAAACATTTATCAGGTTTTTAATTAAACTTGCAATTTTAAATATATATACTTATAATAACCTACATAAACATACCAGTTTAAATGAAACCAACTAAAGTTAAAAAGCCTATGAATCGGTTTTTATACCTATCAATAATGGGAGAATACCTTATTGATCCTAATGAATGTTTAGAGAATTTAAATATTCAGAAAGCTATAAGCATGAATGATGAAGTAATGCTTAGAAAAATCCTTGAATGTGAGTATTAATTATGAATTATAAAGTTACTTATCCCGTTGATTCTCTTGACAGTAAACCTACTGTTAAAACTTTTGATAACTTCTATGAAGTAGAAGAATGGATCGCTGAAGAAGTACAACATAGGATTGACTATACAGTTCAGCATAGTCCTTATACTATCTCTGAAGAAGAGTATCAAGAGATAGAAGAATATGAATACTCACTTATCCATATAGAGGATTTAAACAAATGAACAACATTACAATTACAAAAACTGAATTTAATACAGTTACAGAATTTATTTTTACTTTTGAGCAAAGTGAAAATCATTTAATTTGTCCAGTACAAAAAACTAAAACATTAAATGTTAAACATTCTATTGATTCAAGTGAAAAGGACATTATTAAAAATATGGTTAGAACTGCAATAAATGATCTGACAAAAGAAGAACAAATGAATCTGGTAAAGATTTCAAGTTGTAGTTTTTACTTTGATGAATACCCAAAAGAAATTAAAAGTAAGTTACAAACTGCATTTACTTGGTTTGATAGTAAATGGTATTTTCATGTAGATCAAAGAAGTGAGATTGAGAATGAAATTATAAAAGAAAATCCTGTAATAGCTAGAAATATATATAGGTTTATAGGTTAATTATGGAACAAATAAATCTACAAAAAATAGCATTAGTTGAGACTTTTGTTAATTTCTATTTATCTAAAAGTAAAGTTTTAGATGAAAGATTGAA